GAGGTAGACCACCTCTACGTCCATTTAAACACCTCGCTTGAGAAAGAAGGGGTTGATTACATAATGGAGATGCTAAACGAGGTTGGAGCGACTGTCATTTATAAAGACAGACAAACTACTCATGGCCTGGCGATTAACGAATTGCTTGAGATTACAAAAGAAACACACATTGTTTTAGTAGAGGACGACTCCTACGTTTTTAAAAAGGGAAAAATAGATGAGTGTTTTAAAAAAGTAGAGTCCGGAGAATTTGACTGTGTAGCCGGGAAGAGGGGAAGTTGCTCAATGGAAATTCTGGAGCAAGCAGAGAAGAAATGGGGAGTACGACGTGATGGTTTCGGAGACCAAGGTTGCAATTTTTGGCCAAATATGTTTTTTATTAAGAAAGAGGATTTGCTAAAGACAGATAGAGACTTCGACTCCCGTAGGTGGGAACAGGGTGAGTATTGTAAAGAATTAGACTACACTTTTAAGGAGGAGGCGGCTGGAGATACTATGGTGCATATGAGTTTACAACTCAGGGCTCTTGGTCTTAGTTTCTGGTATGAGAACCAATATCACGGTTCACCCCATGACATTCAGCAATATGACAATGGGCAGAATCTTTGGGATGGGAAATCCTTTTGGACACACGTTGGATCTCTTAGCAGTGGGATAGGTGGAGTGCTAGTTGATGATCAGGGAAGGAAGTTGGTTGAGAGATCATTTTCTGAACCAGCACCTTTTATAGTCCCTCCGGCTCGTATAGATGAATGGGCTAGAAGGATTCAGTGGTGGCAAACATTTTACGATACGTCAGATCCGAACAAGATACCAGAATTCAGGGAAGAATACAGAAAAGCGATCAATAGACTTACCGTAGAAACTAAGGTTGGTAATAAAAAAATACTTAAAAGACAAAGAATTTATAGGGAGTTAGGACTATGACAGTCAATTTGCACCCAATCGAGAGAATCTACCCGGATGATAAAAGGGTAAAGCCTCAAACTGTTGCTCACCACAAGGCTAGATATGAATTTGCGGCCAATCGACCAATAGAGGGAGCGAAGATTAGGGCATTAGACTTGGGAAGTGGTACTGGATATGGATTAGACAGGCTTAGAAAAGCCGGGTATCACACCGTTGGAGTGGAGATCGATGCTGGAGCAATCAAATTTTCGAGGGAAAACTATCCTAAGGTCAGTTCCTTTATACATGCACCCTTAGAGAATTTAAACTGGGGAGGAGGAAAAGTTGATTTGATTACTTTTTTTGAAGTGATCGAACACTTAACCAAGGAAAATGCGGAAAAGGTTTTGACTGAGGCATCCCGTATTTTAAACAAGGGTGGGGCATTAATCATGTCGGTACCAAGGGATATTAATGCAGACAATAACGGATTTCATAAGAGCAACTGGCCTTTTGAGGAGTTGAAGGCAACCTTGGAGAGTAAATTCAAGAAGGTGATAATGCTTGGTCAGGATTGGGATACTGCAGAAATTTCAAGCGTAGAGGTTGAAAAAAACGACTTTTATATAGCAGTATGTACAAATGGTTAAACCAGATCTAATTATTATTTGGCCAAGAGCTTACGACTATCCAGTCTGTAGGTCGTTGGTCAGTCAGAATAGGGACAATTTTGGGAAGGTCATTGTCAGTTTTACCCATAATGACGTTGAGAGGGATTATAGAGAGTGGTTAAAAGAGACTCACCCGGATTTCACTTTTGTTGATTGTGATGGGGGGGTTAATTGGTATGACGAAGCGATAAACATTGCTCTTGAACACGTAGAGAACGAGTATGTGATGTTTTTGGAACAGGATTTCTTTTTTGATACTAAATTTTTAAGAAAAATACTCACCTTGGTAGAAGATCGGGATTTTGTGTGCTTAGAGCAGGGATCGAGACTTCACTTGGCTTGTTTTGTTACTAAAATGAAGTTAATAAATAAAACACTAAGGCATTTTCAGGCGATAGAGAGATATAAACTTGATTGCTTTGATTTGTTTTGTGCAGAAATAATAATAAAAAGCCGGGACTGGTCGACACTAAAGGGAATGAGTGGGTACAAACATTTGAACGGGTTGACTCACAATCTGAGACTGGGTATAAAAAAAGATTTTAAGTTGATATACGAACCAAAGGAATTTAAGCACTACCTCAATTTTTCGTTAAAAATGGATGTGAAACAAAATCCTGAATGGGTTAAAATAACAAAGGAGATCCTAAAAGAATTATGAAACCTGATATCGTCGTATGCTGGCCAACAAATTGTGATTATCCTTTGTGGCGGAAATTTATAAGGAGATCGAGGAGCGATTTTCAAGATGTGATCATTGTTATTACCAAAGCAAATCAGGGTTTTGATTATAGCGATTTTGTCAGACACGAAATGAATAAACTTGGGTGTTTGGTTTTAGATTCTCCAGTATTAAAGCCGGGTGATGATTGGAGAAATATTGGAGTTAATTTTGGATTGAAATATTCGAGGAGTAGTTGGGTTTGGTTTACCGAACAGGACTTTTATCCCAAGGTGGCAATGTGGAAAGAGGTAGTATGGGCGGTCAACAATGGGGTTGGTATTAGTGCTGTCTTCGAGGGTGAAAGAATGCACCCTTGCTGTATATTTGTTTTGAGAGCGATCGTTGATGCTACGGGTCGTAACTTTGGAATAGTGGAGGGGCAAATGGATCACTTTGGGATGTTCAGGGAAGATGTACGAAAACAGCAAACTTGTATGATACAAAAGGATCTTTACGAGCATTTAAGTGGCTTGAGTCATAATTTTAGATTGATGAGTGATGGACAACAACCCAACTATCATCCAGAGCGTTTTGAACATTATATTATAGACTGTTTGGAGTGTGGCGAAGTGCTACACCCTGAATTTATAAGAGTATGCAAAAAGTACATAAATACGGAGAAAATAAGGTGATTAGTAGGGGAGTGAGCGGGGGAGTGGTATCCTGTAGGCACGAATTATGGGATACACCCCCAGTAGGGGAGGGGAGGGGACTATGAGGGTATTTACCGATTTTCACCATGCTGGATTGTTAAATTCGCTTATTTTGCTGTTTGAGAAAAGGCTTGGATATGAGCTATTTAGACCCATTGGAACAGAGTGGAACAAAGAGGGTTATTGGAAAATTTACGACCATCCTGCTACCGTCGAGCAATATTTAAGTGTAGGAGGAGCCACCCCCGACGGTAGTGAGAAACTTAATGAGATATCCCACGAAGATCCTCCCGTTTATTTTTGTAACGATATTACTAGCAAAAGAACCAACAAGGCGATCACTTATGAAGGCTTTATGTCTATGGATTTCGACATTGTAATTGCCTCGATCCCTCAACATATCGAACCGTTTAAGAGGCTCTGTAATGCACACCCATCAAAACCTAAGCTTATTTATCAAATAGGCAACGCATGGCCTGTAGAGGCGAACACAGCAAGCAATGTGATGGCTTCTGCTATCATCCCGAATGTACCCTCTGGAATTAACTTTATTTCTTACCATCAGGAGTTCGATATTAAAGAGATTTTTTATTCGGCTATTGATCCGAACTGCCCCAAAAAAATTACTTCTTTTGTGAACTGTTTTTCAACAGATGACATGTTCAGAGCCGACTGGGAATTGTTTAAGAAAATTGAAGCATTGATGCCGGGTTGGGATTTTAAGTGTCATGGTGGACAAGGACGAGATGGCCCGGTGAATGGGGAGTGTGCGGTCGCCGATACCATGAGGAGATCTGGTTTTGTTTGGCATACAAAAAAAGGTGGGGATGGTTACGGCCATATAGTTCATAATACAGGGGCGGTGGCCAGACCGATGATTGTTAAAAAAGAATACTATAGAGAAAAGATGGGAGAAAAATTGATGATAGATGGAGAGACTTGTATCGTTGTGGACAACCTTAATCCTGAGCAAATTGTCAATAAAATTAAGTATTATTCGGAGACTCCGAGATTTGGAATTATGTGCAACAAAGTTTATGCTAATTTCAAGAAAATGGTAAACTTTGATAAAGAAGAAAACGATTTAAGAAAATTTATCAAAAACCTTATATAATAAGGATAGTTATTAAAGGAAAACGAAAACGAAAATGAAACAATCAACTATAAAAAATGGCAAACCCATCATCAGATTTTCCTACAAACAAACACACACCAACGGACGTTTCTGGATTCGGGAGTTCGAAACTAGGATCAACTTCACCTAAACACACAGAGGTTGAGGGTAAGCAAGAAGAGACATTAGAAGCAATTACAGCAAAAATAGGAAAAGGTGCTAGTACGCCGGCGAGTGGTAAGTATTTAAAGGGAAGTGGAAGTGGAGAAAGTGAATGGTCAGATACAGAGCCAAAAGGTGACACCGGAGTTCAAGGCGACACAGGGGCAACAGGTTCGCAGGGCGATGAAGGTGACACCGGGATACAGGGTGACGAAGGTGATACTGGAATCCAAGGCGACACCGGGGTGACTGGAGATGAGGGTGACACCGGGGCTCAAGGAGACGAGGGAGATACTGGGGCGACCGGAGATGAAGGTGACACGGGTGTGACGGGAGCAATTGGTGACACGGGTGCGACAGGAAGTCAGGGAGACGAAGGCGATACAGGAGTACAGGGAGCACAAGGAGATCAAGGAGATACGGGATCGACTGGTGCTAAGGGCGATGAAGGGGACACAGGGATTCAAGGTGATACTGGTACGGCCGGTGATACTGGGGCAGATTCAACCGTTCAAGGAGATACAGGCGTTCAGGGCGATCAAGGTGATACTGGTTCTACAGGCTCCCAAGGAGATGAAGGAGACACCGGCATTCAAGGTGATACTGGTGCGATAGGTGATACTGGTGCGGATTCAACCGTCCCCGGCGATACAGGGACACAGGGAGATACCGGAGTCCAAGGAGATGAAGGCGATACTGGAACTTCTGGAGCAATTGGTGACACAGGCGATCAGGGAGATACAGGAATCCAAGGCGACGAGGGCGATACAGGCATTCAAGGAGACACGGGTATACAAGGAGACGAAGGAGACACCGGAGTTGCTGGAGCTGTCGGTGATACTGGTATTCAGGGTGACACGGGCACGCAAGGAGAAGAAGGTGATACAGGAACTCAGGGAGACGAAGGCGACACAGGCATTCAGGGGGATACTGGAACAACTGGAGCTGTCGGTGATACTGGCGTGACGGGCGATCAAGGCGACACTGGAATACAGGGTGATGAAGGCGACACGGGTACAGCAGGTGCAGTTGGAGATACAGGTACACAAGGTGACACGGGTATCCAGGGTGATACCGGGGAGACTGGATCTCAAGGCGATGAGGGAGATACGGGTATACAAGGTGACACGGGGGTAATTGGAGACACGGGAGCAACGGGCTCTCAGGGTGACGAGGGTGACACTGGTGCTCAAGGTGACGAAGGAGACACGGGAATACAGGGAGACACAGGGGTTCAGGGAGACCAGGGAGACACAGGTATACAAGGAGACGAAGGTGACACTGGGACTACGGGAGCAATTGGAGATACGGGAACCACAGGATCTCAGGGGGATACTGGAGTGATTGGAGATGAATGGAATATAGACTCGACACCAGATTCAGATCATACTGGCAGTGGAATAATCGGTGACTTTACAGCTAACGAGAATCAGGCTTTTGGAGATGTTTGTTATATAGATGCTGACGGAGAAATGCACTTGGCGGATGCCTCTGCCATTGCTACTGCGAAGGTTGTTGGAATGTGTGCCGACGCTACTATTAGTGCTTCCGCCTCTGGGGATTATCTACTTAATGGGATTGCCAGGGATGATACTTGGACTTGGACAGTTGGAGGACTTGTTTATCTTTCTTTAACCGGAACGACCACAAACACTTTGACTCAAACAGCACCATCGGCAACCGATGAGTGTATTGTTATAGTTGGAGTTGCTACTCACGCTGATAGGATGCTATTTAATCCTCAGTTAGTGATTGTTGAACATACCTAATTAATAATTTGAAACAACTATGAAAAAATATAAACACACGGCAATAGTAGGAATCTTTGATAGATTTCACGAGGGACACAAGTTCGTAATAAAAGAAGCGTTTAAAAATGGTGAGACTGTTCACATGCTTTTTTTGAATACTGGTGATAAATTTACTCATCCAGATAAAACCATTGATTTGGTAGAATCTTTTGATAAGAGACAAAAAGCTGTTAAGGAGTTTGTTGATGGTTTAGGAGAAGGTGATCGTATTAAATACTATGGACAAAAAGAGTGGATTGGTTTACCACCCGTTTTTGGTTGGTCAATATTGCGAGACTGTGAAGAATTAAGTTGTGTTCAGTGTATGGACGATAAGCCTAGTTATACACCCTTCGTAGAAGCGATTAGCTATATAAGAACACACGCTTATAGAGTATCTCCATTGGTTATGATTTGGATAAAAGTTATTAAGGATGAAAACGGTAACAAAGTATCTTCCAGCAAACTTAGATTAGCAGAAGAGCAATGTCGAGTTTTCAATGCAAGATAAACAATGAAGTTTACGTTAAAGACACTATTTAGTAAGTTTGTCTCTACTATAATATCTGAAAACGCGTGTCAAGGTGGTGCTATTGATTGGTGTAAAAAAACAGATAGAGAAGGCCTCACTTTTGGTGAGGCCATTGAGATGTATTTAGCTGATGATGAGGCCAAATCTGGTTGGGCTGTTTGGAACCTAATAAAATTTGATTCAGATTTTAATGGTGATGTCAAAAAAGGTTTTATTAAAAAAATAAAAGATCCGATGACTGCTTTACAACTATTCAGAAGGCTAAAACATCTCACAGAAGAAGAGGACAACATCCTTAAAAATAAGTTTGAAGGTAAATTGCCAAGGGCTGAAAAAGAATTAAAAGATGGTGTAATTAGAAGAGAAAAGGAGAAGAAAAATGTCAACTACTGACAAGAAATTCCCTCGTACGGAGGCAGATTCTGGTAGTAGCTGGGACGCAATTGGTAATGCAGATTACGATGATAGCCACTATGACAAGGCAACTGATTTAAAAGACGAAACAAGTTCTTTTCTTATTTTAACTAATTTTGGGTTTACCACAAGCGACGTTCCTGTTGGTTCTACCATTACGGGCATTGAGGTAGAAATAATGAGATATGTCTATCGTCTTAGTGGACTAGCTACAGTAATTACGGATAATACTGTTCAGCTGATTAACGGTGCTGGTACGCCGGTGGGGGATAACAAAGCCTCCGGCTTAAGCTGGCCTCTTGATTTTGCTTCTGAAGCCCTCGCTAGTTATGGAGACCCTTCAGACAATTGGTCGGCATCACTTACCGCCTCGGATATTATAGATTCTGATTTTGGGTTCAGGCTTGCAGTAACCGAATCAGGGTCAAAGTGTGGCACACCATCCATCGAGTATGTAAAAATTAGAATTACTTATACCGTTGCCGGCGGCGGAAGTATTAAAAAGCTCTCTGGTGTTGCTTGGGCTAGTGTAAAAAAAGTTTTAAAGGTGGCAGAAGCTAGTTTGAAAAAGGTAGCAGGAGTAGTGGCCAACTAGGACTTGACATTCATCATACAATCATATAAATTTAGTTATGTCTTGGAAAAAAGCTCAAAAATGGGAAAGGAGTTGGTGGGGGAATTGTGCAAATACTTTCGGGGAAGAAGAAAAACAACTAATCTATGCTAAAAAGATGGGGCTAAAAACATTTCACGATGGAAAATCACCTTATAATTTCGATGTGAAGGGTAAGAAGATTTTGGATATTGGTGGTGGCCCGTGTTCTATACTTCTCAAGTGTTCTGGAATTAATGCCGCTGGAGTGGTCGTAGACCCGTGTCAATATCCAGAATGGGTGAAACTGAGATATAAAGAGGTGGGGATAAAATTAGTACACAGCAAAGGAGAGGATATTGAAAATTTTAGTATTTTCGATGAGGTTTGGATTTACAACGTACTTCAACACACAGACGATCCGGAGATGATAATTGGAAACGCCCTAGAGATAAGTAAAATTATCAGGATTTTTGAGTGGATAGATACTTCGTCTAATGAGGGACACCCGCACATATTAAAAGCCGGGAAGCTCGATAAATGGCTCGGAGGAATAGGAAAGGTTGAAGATTTAAACGAGAGATATTGTAAAGGCCGTTGTTATCATGGAATTTTTCCCACTCCTTTATATACTCCATAAATTGTGGTATATTTAATGGATGAGAGATAATAAAGGAAGATTTGTTAAGGGATCGACCCCTTGGCATAAAGGAAAAAAGATAGATAGGAAAAAACATCCTAATTATGGACATTTAGTTCCCCATTCAGAAGAAACTAAGAAGAAAATGAGTAATATAAAAAAAGGAAAACATTATTCTGTCGCTACAGAGTTTAAGGAAAAAACGGGGAAATTGAGTTATCCGGGTCTTCATTCTTGGATTAACAGAAAACTTGGAAAAGCTACAAGATGTGAGAATGGTTGTATTGCAAAAAAGTATTGTTGGGCTAATAAGAGTGGTAAATATAAGAAAGATGCTTCAGATTGGCATCAACTGTGCAATCGATGTAATTTATCAGATGGTATAAAAATACCAAAAAGGTTAAATACAACATTATGAGAAAGTATAGATTTCATTTACTCTCATTAGTCCATTTACCTCAAAGCAAGGAGTTTATCTCTTGTGCTTTCACCCAAAAAAATAGAAAACTAGCAAAAATGCTGATCTCTTTAGGTCACGAAGTCTTTTTCTATGGGAGTGAGGGAAGTGATATTGAAGAGTATTGCAATAGTGATCGGCTACATTTTATCCAAACCCATACTCTAAACGATATAGCGAGAGATTATGGTGATGGAGATAATAGGTACTGTATTGGGTATGACTATACGAATACTGATTTTAGGCACGATTTCAATTCAAAGAAGAATCCATCGACAATGAAATTCTATTCGGCTTGTATTACTCACATAAATAAGATTAAGAAGCCAGGAGACTTCCTTTTATGCTCTCAGGGGCCATATTTCAAGCCAATAGCTGATTCAGTGGGCTTACACCTAACTTGTGAGCCAGGGGTGGGCTACAGGGGCTCTTATATGAAGTTTAGGGCGTTTGAGAGTGCCTACATTCAAAATTTCACTTATGGATCAGAACATCCGAGAAAATGTATCAATGGAAATTATTATGATCGGGTGATTCCTAACTACTTCGATCCAAAAGATATTACCTATAGCGAAAAGGCTGATGATTACTTTTTCTTTATAGGTAGGATGATTATGAGGAAAGGGATATTGACTGCTTATTTGGCGGCGAAAGAAGCTGGTAAGAAGCTGATCATTGCCGGGCAAGGTGCTAGTGTTCAACCTGATGGATCTCTTAAAGGGCAATATAGTGATTTCACTATTCCTAAGGGAAATTGGGAGTATGTTGGTTTTGTGAATGTCGAGCAGAGAAAAAAGCTAATGGCCAAGGCAATCGCAACTTTCACTCCAACGATTTATATGGAATGTTTTGCCGGTACTCACGTTGAGTCAATGCTGAGTGGTACTCCGGTCATCACTACAAACTTTGCAGTATTCCCCGGAACGGTGATAAATGGTTTCAATGGATATCGAGGGGACACCTTGAATGACTTTATTTGGGCGGCCAAAAACATACACAAACTTGATAGAAAAGTAGTCAGAAACCACGCCGAGAGATATTTGATGGACAGTGTTAGATGGGATTTTCAGAAATGGTTTGATGATCTTTATGACTGGTATGAAAGCGTAGAGGATAAAGAAAAAAAAGGTTGGCACAGAATCTTGAGTGAAGAAAGAGAGACAAGAGATGAAATAACTTGGTAAAATAAACTATGGCAGTCAAGAAATGGTTTACAAAAAATGCTACTGAGTGGTTACAGCGACTAATTGAAGCGTTTTGGGATTCGACTAGATACACATGGGACTCAGAAATATGTCCCTGGGATGGCAGAGGCGGGGATAAGTGGTACAATAAAAATAATACTGATTGGGAGGATCAAAACTAATGTCAAAAAGAGGATATCTAACAATTACAGAACTCGAAGAATACGCCGACATCACTGTTACTGACGATACAGAAGCGGAGGATCAAATATCTCAAGCAGAAGAAATGATCGATGCTTACGTGGGATTCCAAACACCAGCCTTATCAAATGTGATTAAAGGAATGGCCTCAGGTGGGTCAACGACTACCTTGGAACTTCAAACTAAACATCAAAACATTTACGAAAAAGATTATTTTGTGCTTTGCATGGTTGAGATTGTTGGTGGTACTGGGAAAGGTGAGCGACATATGTGTACAGCGAGTACAAAGGCTGGGGTTTTAACGGTAGAAACTTTCACTGCCACCCTGGATAACACTTCTTATTATAAAATTTGGCAGTTGGGGAAATTCCCAAGACTTAGGGAAGATGCAATTTACGACAGCCAAATAGCCACAAACACTTGGTTTAAGTCGATTCCAGAAGAGGTTAAGAGAGCCACCGCCGCTCAGGTAGAATATAGAATCCAGATGGGAGATGACTTTTTCTCAACGAATAAAGTAAATTTGAAAAGGGAGAAAATTGATGATTATTCTTACGAAAGATTTGGGGAGGATTCTAGCAGACTTGAGGATCTGATAGCACCTAAAGCAAAAATGCTACTTCGTGGTATCAGAAACATCAAGGGTGTTATCATAGATTAAGATGTCTATAAACGGATTTTTCAATCAAGAAGTTACTTTATACCCAAAAACAAGCAGAAATAGGTATGGCCGGGTAGTGATAGGAGACGGGACGGATTACAATGCAAGGTTCAAAAAAATATCTAAAACGAAACTTTTACCTAATGGGCAAGTTCTTATGATTACGGGCTTAATGCACGCAAAGGCGGATCTGGATATAAACATAAATGATAGAGTTGATTTTGGAGATGATTATTACAAAGTCTGGGGAAAAACAGAGCCAGTTGGTGGTCAAGGGAATGTTCATCACTTAAGATTGGAGCTAATCAAATGGGTAGAAACTTAACGGTCACACTAGATTTGAGGCAATGGAAAAAGGGGTTTAGTAAACTTTCAAGTGGGATCGACAAAAATAGCAAGACGGCTCTCAAAAAAATCGCTAATGAGGTTTTAAGATTAAGCACTATGGAAGTACCCCACGACACGGGGGCATTGGAAACCAGTGGTCATACGGAGTCTGGGAGTAGTGAATTTGAGAGGTTGGTAGGATATAATAAAGTATATGCGGCTCGGCTTCACGAAAACCCTCAGTACAGTTTTCAGGGAGGGAGGAAAGGAAAGTATCTTGAAGACCCGATAAAACATAATTTGAAAGCTTTTAGGGAAATTTATAAACAAATAATTGGAGGATTTCTGAAATGAGTATATTAATAAATGATGTAGCAGATTACTTAGAAGAAGAGGGCGTTGGAACGATCGCCACTAATGTTTTTTGTGGATATTTACCTGAGGATCCTGATGCTTGCATCGCTGTTTTGGATACTGGTGGATCAGAGCCAGACAAGGATATTCCGACTAAAGAGCCGACTTTCCAAATTATGATTCGATCCACAAATTATGCCACCGGAAAAGCAAAATTAGATTCTATAAGATCACTGCTTCACCGAAGTTCGAACGTCAATCTAGTTACAGATGAGACATATTTTTATTTTATTTTGGCGATTGCAGAGGGTGGCCATTTGGGAAGAGACGATCGGGGAAGAGATTTGTTTAGCATAAATTTTAGGGCGAGAACTAGATGATTGAAATAAACGAAGAGAAATACAGAGAGCTTAGGTGTTCAAAATGTAGGAAGCTCATTTGTTATGAAAACGTGAGGGGGAAGTTGTGTTATATTTGTCCTAGGTGTGGAGAAGTAAACAACTTTAACTTCACCGATTTGAAAGATTGGCGAAAATCTAATAAAATAAAGGTGTTAAAAGTTATTAAAGAAGGGGGGGTGAATAAATAATGGCAGATATAACAAACGTAGAATTAGGTGTTTGTGAGATTAAGTTTAACGACGTGGATCTTGGGCATACCAAGGGAGGTGTTGAGGTGTCTTACGAACCTGTTTTTAAAGATGTTTCTGTAGACAAATACGGAGAGACCGTTGTCGAAAAGTATCTAATAGGTGAGAAGTTGACAGTAAAAGCAATTTTAGCTGAATATACTCTTACTAATTTGCACGTGGCTATGCCTAAAGGTAGCCTGGCAGGTGCGGCTGATGCTCGATTAACACTCGGTGCTAATGCTGGTAAGGTTGGTACAGACGACGCTAAGGAGCTCGTACTACATCCCGCAAGTGAGGGGACTAGGAAACACGACATAGTGCTTCACACAGCACTTGTCACATCTTCTGTCCTACTTCCTCATAAGGTTGACGAGGAAAAGGTTTTCGAAGTTACATTCGAAGCTTTATTGGACGAAAGCAAATCTGATGGTAATTACCTCGGATTTATAGGAGATTCAACCGCTTAATATTTATAAAGTGGCCCATTAGTGCCCTAAATATTTATATGAAAATAAAAATACAAAATAAAGAAATTGAAATTAAAACGATCCCGATTAAGAGATATCCTGATTTGTTAAAAAAGATCAAAATACTCCCGGACTATTTGAACGAAATTAGTGGAAAGGATAACAGCTCTATCATTCTGATGGGGCCGGAGATTATCGCTAATTGTACCCCTGATATTGTCGCTATCTTTTCTGAGGCGACCGGAGTGAGCGAAGACGAGATTTTTGAGTATGGACTTAAAGATTTGATTGATTTATTTGTAGCTATCGTAGAACAAAATCAATTCCAAGAGGCTCTCGAAAAACTAAAAAAAGGGTTCGCCCACAAGGTGGAAGAAAACAAGACTTCGAACAAACAATCTTCATAATTATCGACATCTTATCTTCTGAATATGGGTGGGCTAGTGTTTGCGATATTGGATTTTATGAGGCTATTGTGCTTACGGAAATTATTGGGGAGAGAATCAAACAAAATCTTTATATGATGTCAGTAGCGACTCAAGCCGACCCTGAGAAGTTAAGAAAAGCGTTGGAGATAAAGAAAGAGAAAAGTAAAAAGTTAGATGTTGTCGGCTTTGAAAGATTCAAACAAACCCTAAGCAGGGGAAGTCGAATTGGGGTAAAATAACTTATGGCATTTGATATAGGATCAGCAGTAGCGAAAATAAAAGCCGATACCACGAATTTTCAGCAAGGGATTAAAGGCGTTTCTAAAACTACAAATGCTTTTAGTTCCATGATGGGGAAATTGGGTGGCATAATAGCCACAACTTTCGCAGTTTCGAAGATCATCAATTTCGGAAAACAGGCTAGTCAGCAAGCAATGAACTTAGAAAAGGCGATGATTTCCTTAGAAATTATTAGTGGGAAATTTGGAGTGTCGGCGAAAGATGCACAGAGAGCGGCTAGAGAGTTAGGGACTGAGTTAAGAATCGGAGTAGGTGCATCGGCTGAAAGTTTGCAAAATCTGCTTAAGAGTGGGCTTAACTTGGATCAAGCGAAGGATTTAATGAAGAGATTTACAAATGAGGCGATAACCGGGAAGTCAGCCAATATCGACCTGGCAACTGCTGTGCAAAATTTGTCTTTTGCTTATGCAACTAATAATAGTGCTTTGGGTAATATGTCTGGTGTTTCTGAGAACTGGTCGGATATTGTAGATAAAGGTATTGGAGTCATGGAGGCTTGGAACGGAAAGGCAAATGAAAAAGCCGGAATAACCGAGGAATTGGTTGAGCAAATAGTGGCCTATGAAGAGCAATTAAAATCACAAGGGGAAACTCTTGAGAAAGGGAACGAAGAGCAGGCAAAGTACATAGGATTATTACAGTTGACAAATTTAACACAAGGTTCGGCGGCGGCGTTTACGGGTTCTCTAATTGATAAACAGGCGATATTAGGGCAAAAGATGATATCTCTAAAAGAAATCGTGGGCGATGCTCTAAATCCAATATTGAAAGTTTTAACTGATCGCAAGATTGAACTTATCGATAAAATTATAAACACAATAACTTCAGTCGGTGATTTGACGGATGTTTTTATTAAATACTATGACAAAATTATTGTTGTAGCTACTTTTCTGGCGGTAACATTTACCCCGGCAATCGTGATGCTTGGTATCCAATCTTTAAAAACTGCTGTCATTGGAATGGCAACTTTGATACTCAAAACTGCGGCTTTCATAATTGAAGGATGGAAGGCAATAGGAATGCTGGTGATAAAAATCATTAAATTGGGAATTGCTACCGCCGCCTTTATACTACATACGACCATTACCATCGCTCAGACGGTAGCACAGATAGCCCTTACGGCCGCTACTTGGTTGTTTAATGTGGCAATGGCTGTTCTCACCTCACCTATCTTTTTGGTTGTGGCGGCGATTGTGGCTTTGATAGCGATCGGGTTTTTGTTGATCAAAAATTGGGATAAAGTAAAAGCCTTTGGAAAATCTATGTTAGACAAATTGATTCAGTGGTGGGAGGGATTTGTCG